GTTCTGTACTAAGTTCTAAACGTTTATCGTTTACGGACATAAACCATAACGGTGGTTGTGTGTTTAGTTTAGCTAAACTAGAAAATACAGGTGCATCGTGTCCTGCACCCACACCAAACTTACATGTTTTACACTTAGTAGGATTACAGTAAGATTTAATTGGTTCATCACTACACTTATAATTATAGTCTTTCTTCTCGTGCTGTGATATAAGTTGCATAACTTCTTTAGCTGGTAGTGGTGGTTTAAAGTATTTACGGTTGTATTCTTCTAATTGTTCTCGCCAACTTTCTGGGTACGCTTTCTGTAAATAAACAGCTACATTAAACAATCCATTGTTTCTAGTTCCTTCAGGAAATCCTTGTTTTAATAATATTTTTAAACAAGGTGGACCATGTAATAAATCTTCTTTTACAGTTGCTATCTCTATCTTAAATAACTCATCTGCGGTTGTTATTTGTCTAGTTATAGCATGCGATAAAAAATCTTCGATAGTCAATGCTTCTGCTTTTTCTGATAATCCATATCTAGTTGAATCATCGCCACCAAAATATGGCATGTTTAACCATGAACCGATGTCTCCTCTGTCTGCTAATACTTGTCTTTGTTTAGGAAATATTTCCAAACCACCATAACCTAGTCCTGCAGATATTTCCCTTAACTTATCCTGCATATCACCAGCTTCTACAGGTTCTGAAACGAAAAGCAGTATATGTGCTCCACCACTTTTACTTCTACAAACTACTAACGGCAGTTTTTGAACTTCTATTTTTTCTACTAGCTCAGCTAAATCTAAAGGATATACATCTACATCTATACAACCCCAATGACACATATTGTCATCGTCAATGGGGATAACACCTAACCCATATTCTCCTTGTAGGTGTTTTTCCCACAGATCCACAGATGGTCCAGAGGTCTTAACAGTAATGGCTTTACCTTGTTTTTTACCATCGCCTCTGTTTTTAATAATTTCAAAATTACCATGTGCTCTTTGCGATCCTTTAAATAGCTGAGAAAAACTCTCTGCTATTTTTCTCATAATTATATCTTATATCATGCTCGATGTTGTAGAGTACCGAGCAAACTCTAAAGACCATAATTAAAACGGAGTGTCTTCGTTGGCTGTTTTTACGGAACCAGAATTTACATTCTGACTAAACTGTTTAGCAGCAGAATAAATAAAGCTATCCTCACTTCCTAATTGTTCATCCATAGCTACATCCCAACCATACCATGATCCCTGATCATTTTGTTCTATCACTGAAGTCAATTTATATTTGTGAGAAAACGTAGGTGGTGTAAACACATTGCCATCTTTTGTTCTTATTTTAAGACCAGACATTATAGAATTCCACTTCTTAGACTTTTTAAGTTGGCTACCACCAAAAGCAATAATCGCTTGGCTAAACCCACCTGCATTATCTAATACGAGTACATAATGATTGGCTGTAGTTGCTATTAGATTACCATTTTCTAAATAATCTTGACCTTTGTCACTTCTTACAACTTTACTTAAAATTTCAGAACTTTCATGCACACCTGCTAGACCTTTTCTATCAGGTAACCACTCTAAAAAATTACGTTTATACGCCACTGGTACCACTGTGACACCCTCTGCACCTTTGTACAATGTATTATCAACAGTGTTAAATATATCTCCTTGCTCACAACCAGCTATGTGTTTACCATCACGAGCATTAACCTGTGGGCTCATAGCTTGTATAATTCGCAAGAACGGAATAGCTAAATCTTCTGAAGATACATTCTCCAGACCAGAATTAGCATCTGCCATCATATCGTTAACATCTAACGACAAATCGGTATTTTGTTTCTTTGTTATTGGTTTTTTTACTTCATCATTCATTTTTTATTTATCCTTTAGTTATTTTAGTTTTTTGACCTACATATACATTAAAGACATCAAACGGGAGGTCTGTACCATTTTCAACCTGTTCACGTGCAAACGCTTTGAGAGTCATAGGCTCTACCCAACGTTTGTTCGTAGGAGCGTACCCTTGAGCAATTAAACTCTCAGATACAGAAACAGCAGATTCATCTTCGCCTCTACCAAACTGTACAGAAATAACATTTTTTATAATGTCTTCATGTCCATTTTGTTTAAGCCATGCAAATGCTTCTGCTTCTCTTTCCTTTCCTATACGTGCAGAATAAAACTGCTGTACAGAAACTTTTGAACCATCTGCTAGTTTAATCTCTGATAGATTACATTCACGCATAGCATCTGGTAATTTTTGTTCTACTATATCTTTTAGTTTTTTCTTTTCGTCAGCTAACTCTTCCTCTTTTTGTCTGACTAATTCTTCTAACCTTAATTGTTCTTGAGCCCAAAAAGATACTTCTTTTAGACTATCATTTTGGGGAGTGTTGTCCATGTTTGGTGTGGCATCTTCTTCCCATACGTTTTTTAAATCTGACATAATATTCCTCTACTTAAAATCTACTTGTACTGGGAAATATTTATATTCTCTATTATCCCATTTTAGCATGTTTACTTTATTAGTATTCATAGCAGCATAGTGTGTTGCTATTCCTATCGAAACTGGATCTCCGACTAATAAAAGATAGTCTTCTGGTCCAAAAAACTCTAAGGCAGAACGTATTTTACTGACTGCTTCTTCAGTCGAGAACATTAGATTAGTTTTGGGGGGTAAAAGAAACTCTAGTTCACCGTAATTAGTAGCAGCAAGTAGATTCTTGCCTGGAGTTTCTTGTATTGCGTAGACTTTCGACATTCTTAATTCTTCCTCTAGTTTCTATCTATCAGTGATCATATATAATCTTTCTTAAAAAGTAAAGCGGAAATGTTATTGCTTCATGAAAAATTATTTTTTTGATGATGATACGTTAAAAATTATCAAAAAGCTAATAACCTAATATGATAGCAAGCAAAGACAATAGAACAAAGGGCAGGAGTCGTATTACCTTTACATATTGGACACCTATTACTTAGTCCTTTACTATTGTGTATTTATAGGTTATGATTTGCGATAACTATAAGAAAGGAGAGATTATGAACATATTTTACGTATATAAAGACCCAGCTCATGCTGCTATCTGTTTACCAGATAAACTAGTAGTTAAAATGCCTTTAGAGTCAGCTCAAATGTTAAGCACTGCTCATCGTGTACTTAACGGTGACGAATGGTGTGACCTTAACGGTGTATATAAAACTGCTCACCTTAACCATCCTTGCACTATATGGACTAGAGAATCACTACAAAACTACAGGTGGCTCTACTATCACTTTTTTGCTTTATGTCAAGAGTACAAAACTAGATACGGTAGAGAACACCTTAGTTATACAAAACTTAACGAAGTATTGTCTAGTGCCCCTGCTAATATTCCAGACATAGGTATAACTCCTATGCCACAGGCTATGCCCGATGAGTATAAAAATTCTGATCCTGTTAAAGCATATCGTGATTACGTAGTTAACGAAAAACATTATGCAGAGTGGAATAAATTACCTGACAGACAACCAGATTGGTGGACTACAGCATGACAAAAGCATTTGTATTTAAAACTGAACCATACGAACACCAACTTACAGCATTACAAGAAAGTTGTGATAAAGAAAACTTTGCATATTTTATGGAGATGGGGACTGGTAAATCAAAAGTGTTAATTGACAATATAGCACATCTCTACACTAAAAAGAAAATAAATGCTGTTGTTATAATAGCACCTAAAGGTGTGTATCGTAATTGGGCACAAAGAGAAATACCTATACATTTACCAGATCACATAGATAAACAAGTATATTTGTGGACAGCTAGTGATTCAGGTAAAGCTATGAAAGAGAAAGAAGATTTATTAAACAGTTCGCCTGAATTAAAAATATTGGTCATGAATGTAGAGGCTTTGAGCACTACTAAAGGTGTCAAATTTGCATGGAAACTTATAGCTAATAAAGACACGTTAATGGCTGTTGATGAAAGCACGACTATAAAAAATCCTGGAGCTAAACGTACTAAAAATGTAATCAAGATAGGTAAGTATTGTCATTATCGTAGAATATTAACTGGATCACCTGTCACTCGATCACCTTTAGACGTATACACACAATCACAGTTTCTAGATCCTGCGTTGTTAGGGTTTAGTTCTTATTTTGCGTTTAGAAATCGTTATGCTTTATTAGTGGATAGACAAGCAGGTGGTAGAAGTTTTAAGCAAGTTGTCGGTTTCCAGAATTTAGATGAGCTTAATGAACAGTTACAAAAATTTAGCTATAGAGTATTAAAAGAAGATTGTTTGGATTTACCAGATAAAGTTTATATAAGACGTGAGATAGAAATGTCACCTGAACAGAAAAAAGTATATAAAGAAATGAAGAAGTATGCTATTTCTGAGCTATCAGGCATAGGCACAGTTTCTGCATCTTCAGTCATTACACAAATAATACGTTTACATCAGATATCTTGTGGGTTTGCATCTACAGATGATAATGAAATAAAAGACATACCTAACAGTAGAACTGATGAACTGATGCAAATATTAAGTGAAACTGAGGGTAAAGTTATTATATGGGCAAACTATAGACACGACATACAGAGATTACATGGACTTATAAGTAAAGAGTATGGTGAAAATTCTGTAGGAACATATTATGGAGACACGTCTGATGTAGATAGAGAAGAACTTATAACTAAGTTTCAAGATAAAGATAATCCATTGCGTTTCTTTATAGGTAATACACAAACAGGTGGGTATGGTATTACACTTACTGCTGCAAACACAGTTGTGTATTTTTCTAATAGTTATGATTTAGAGAAACGTTTACAATCTGAAGACCGTGCTCATCGTATCGGTCAGACCAATAAAGTCACATATATAGACATAGTTTGTAAAGATACAGTTGACGAAAAAATAGTACAAGCATTAAGAAACAAATTAAACTTAGCTCAGACAGTTTTAGGCGAAGAGGCTTGGGAAGACTGGTTATAGTCGATTGCACAGAGTCTTTAGTTGTAGTTATACCCTACCAATTTAATTTAGAACGTCTGTGCAAACGACTATTATTTACTGTATTGGTGTTTTATCGACTATATCTATAATTGAGTCATCAAAAACAGAATAATAAATATCCCCAACGTTTTTGTTTTTAAACTTACTGTATGTTGTATCTCTTTTCAATGCTTTTATGCCATAGTTAGAAAAAACTTCTTCAGGAACTTTACCAACTTCTTCTAAATTATCCATCACATCCTTCCATCCTCTTGTTTTTGATTTGTCTATAGGTCGTAAGTTGAAATCTTTTATAATTGCATCTAGTTTAGATTGTACAACAGGAGTTTGATTGTCGTATGCTCTAGCTACGTAAATTTGGTCAGGAGATATATCTATTTCAGTTTTATATAAAGTTGGGTTAGGATTACCACCACGTCTTCGTATTACATCGTCTACTTGGTCTTTGTTCCACATCTTTTTAATTTTAGATGCATCTAAATCTGTGTACATGCCTCCGATGTTTTTCTCAGGAGAAAAATATAGACCATACCCTAGATCGCCTTTACCAGCTTTATCTATATCGAATTCATTAAAGTTTTTTCCAGATCCATGATACAGAGTAAGTTTCTCTGTTGGAGCTTCGTTTCAGCTACTGCCTCTGCTTGCTGTTAATTCTGCTCGTAGTTTATTTATTCTAGCATCAAGAGCAGAAATTTGATTCGGAGTCATATATTGATATTCAGTTTCTCTTTCTCTCATTAATTTTTTTAGTTTTTCTGATTTGTTTATCATTTCTTTTCTAATTGCTTTTTCAGCTAGTATCTCAGCTTCAGGTATGACTCCTCTGGAAGCTGTTGCTCCTTGTTTTGGAATAAAATACGCACTAAACCCACCTATGTATGGATCTGACCCATAATGCAGTCCTACTGGTTTACCATCTACCGTGAATGTTTTTACTTTGTCTATAGCTTCTTCTCCATTCTCAAGTCTAAATGTATAATTTTTAACTGAACCTGGATCTGGCTTAAAATCAAGTTTAGCCATATCTTCAAAACCTGTTGTATCGTCATCGAAAACTCTAATAGAATTTTTATCGAATCCCATATCTTCAAAATGTTTTGCAATTACAGCGTTGCTTTTGTTGTTTACATCAAAATCTTCTATTCTAAATGATTTAGCATCAACATCGAATGTTGAATCACCTGTTTTACGAATATTAAGATTTACTGGTTTGATGACTTCTTCTGGTAGTTGGTTAAAATCAGCAGATTTAGTATCAGAAAGTTTGTATATTTCATCAAATGGTCCACTTCCACCTCCACGACTACCACCTCCACCTCCAGGAATATTACTATCCATTCTAGTGTTTACTCTGTTCATTAAATTACCTATGCCTCTTTCAAGAGTTTTACTACCTACTCTACCAGCATCAACAGCAGAGCCTAAAAATGGAAGCATACTAGCTTGAGCTATTAAACCTTGTGTTCCAAAACCTAACATGTCTCCGTATCTTCCTTCTTCTTTTGCTCTACCTGCTTTATCATACAAATCTGCACTTTCTACAAAAGCAATGGCATCCCCAACTCCTGGAGTCATGTATAAACCCATTTGATCTCTAAACGGAAGTTTTGTAAAAGACTGATATGCAGCCATAGGATCACCAGCTGCAATATTATCTATAACTTGTTGATATAAATCAGTTTCATTTGCCATAATTGTATTCTCTTATATTTTTATACATAAGTAAAGGAGTTAACAGTTCCAATCTCTACGTGCCCAATAATTAGCACTGCATCTATCTGTAGTACCACTTATACCACCACTCCTAGCACAATAACTTTTCTTTCTACTTTTGTCACCAGGATGTTTACCTAATTTTTTATCTCCAAAAGTTATACGTTTTACACGTCCTCCGTCACTACTACAACCTTTTACAAAAACAACTTTACGTTTTTTGCCATATCCAGGTTCGCCTTTACGAATAGCTCTAGGACTATTTAACGTCACTTTTTTACCTTTAAATTCTGCCATATTATCTTCTCCTAAATGGGTCGAGTGTATCTATACCAAATTTCGGTGCGTCTAAAAACATTGGTTGATTACGTGGTCCACCTATAGTATCTCTAACCTTTCTATCGTTTATGTCTTGGATAAAACGTGGAGGTGTGAGTGGAGGACGTGTAACTGGAGGTGGTGTATTTATTGCTGGTGGCATCATTAAATTTTCTGGATTAAAAAAATCTTCTGTAGGTCTTATACCTGGACCAAAGCCAAAATCTTCTAGGGGTGGTGTTGGTGGTTGAACAAAATCAAATGGTGGACGATATGGTGGGGGAACATCAATTGGTGGAACAAACGGTGGTCTATCTATAGGTGGATCGTATGGTGGTCTATCTATAGGTGGAACAAACGGTGGATCATACGGAGGTCTATTTATAGGTGGAACAAACGGTGGATCGTATGGTGGATCGTATGGTGGATCGTATGGAGGATCATATGGTGGACGATCATATGGAGGTTTTACGTTTCCTCCTCCGCCACCGCCAGTGCCACCACCTTCGTCACCACCACCAGTGTCACCACCAGTGCCATCATCAGTGCCACCTCCACCAGTGCCACCTCCACCAGTGTTACCTCCACCAGTATTACCTCCACCAGTGTCATTTCCACCAGTGTCATTTCCACCAGTTCCTAACAACGAAGCAAACGCATTAGCTTGTTGATTTGCTAAATTTTGTGCAGCATCAGCTACTTCCATGTTTCTTTGCTCTTGTTGTTGTGACTGTAATCTTAGATTTGTTGGAGGTGTATACGTATTAATCAATGGTTCTATGCCTTGAGGTTGTGTAATCGGGATTCTGTAATCTCTAGGAGGCATTGGATCTTGACGATAATTATCATCTATAATTGTCACATTATCTCCTGCACCACCACCCATGTATTGTTGATTAGATGGTGTAATAGTTCCATAATTTAATCTACCCTTAGCATTTTTAAAAAATTTTGCTATTGACATTATTCTGTACCCTCATCAGTAAAGTTTTCATAATAGTTATACAATCCATTTTTAAGTTTCAACATTTGTTCTTCTCTAAACTCTGGTCGTACGTTGGTTTCTCCTTCCATTAAAGTTAGTACATCTGCGTGTAGATTAGTAGCTGCAAAACCTACATCTCTTGCAGATTTATTTTCTATAATAGTAGTTAAATATCTTAATGTTTTAGGATTAGACAATAAACTTCCAACAATCCTTAATTTAGCTAAAATAGGTATATTGTTTAAAGGATGTAATGCAACTGATTGTACAGCTATGTTACCACCCTGTTGTCCAGGTTTAGTAGTTAAAAATGCAGCTTTTTCTGCAAAATCTTCTAATGCTGACGCAGTTTCACTTCCAAACACTGCTTTAATTTTGGCTGCTTGTCCTTCTTTTTGTAAAAACGTTAATAATTTTTGTCCGTCTAAAACTGCTGCAACTGGACTTTCTTTCGCTGTAACGAATGCTTTGTCTAAAATATTCTGCATGTACGCAGATTTAAACGACAAAAACTCATCTGACTCTTTACCAAAATAGTTTTGAAATGCTACTATATCATCTGTTTTAGCTCTATTGACTAACCACGGAATAACTTCTTCAGACGAATAATTACCTATATTTTTATTAAAATTATTATCTAAAAAATCAAATCGTTGATTCACGCTTTTCACATACTCATTAACTTCTTTTACAAATATTCCAGGTTTACCATCCGCAAGTGATTTATTTAATGTAGCAGATATTCTTTTCATATCCTCTGCAGGCACAAACGCCATAGCATCATTAAGTTCTGTTAATGCTTTTTTAACATTAGAAGCAGTTTCACCATATAAAAAATTATAAGATGTTCCCATATTTTTTATTTCTGTTAACATTCGTATTGGACTAAATTGTCCATTAGCAGGATTAATCGCATTAGTAAACATGTTATCATAGTGTGCTGCACGCAACAATAGTTTAGTTGCTTCAGGATCGTTAGTAGCGTTTATAAAATCTTTTATTTTTTGTGGAGAGTTTTTAGATATGATTTTACTTAAAACTAAATCTGGTTCAACATTATCTGTTTTAGTTAATGTTCTTACAATTCTGTTATCAAACACAGACATGCCATCAGCATAGTGTTTTTTAGCGTCAGCCAACTTATTTAAACCTATCTCTATATTTTTTAATTCTGCTGGATTAGTCACAGTTCTTTTACCTAATACAGTATTCCCTTCTGCATCAATATATTTAAATCCTTTTGCACCATTATTTATAGCTATGTCGAATGCATCATTTGCTGCTCCTTTCAATAGTCCAAACTGTTTTGTGTCAAAACCTTTCATAAGATCAGGATCATAACTTGCTTCTGTAAACAATGTTCTATATGTTGACATTTGTTTAGCAGATATGTAGTCTGGAGTATTAGCTATGTCTTCTAACATTCTAACTATGTTATCACTGAAACCTGCTACAACTTTTCCATCAGATGTTTTAGGTACATTTTCTAATAATTCTGCAGCAACATTTTTTAACGGTTGTGTTGGAATTATTTTTCTACCCTTTAGTATTGCATCAGCTTCGTGATATAATCCAGCAGATGTAGCTCTAAAATCATCAAAAGAAGTAAGTACGTTATCTTTTAACGTAGTGCCAACATCTTCTAAATTTTGACCTGCTACAACTTTTTTGTTTAATAGTGCAGTTTCATCGTCGATAACTTTTATTAAATTTGCTAATGAAAGTTCTGCAGCTTCTTCTGTAGCAGTTTTAGCACCATCTACTTTTAACTGTATTAGTGCACCTATCTCTTGTTCATTTAATTTAGGAAAAACTTTGTTCATAAATGGTTCGAAAGGTTCAATCCCTTCATCAGCTAAAAATCCATTTATTCTATCAGTCATGTATTTTACGTTTGTGACATTTTTTTGCTGATTGTAGCCAAATATTTCTTCTGCAAAACCTGCAAATCTACCTAATATTTTTCTATTAGTAGCTTTATAAGCATCTGGTATAGCACCTTCATCTAAAAGTTCTCTAACTAAAGTTTGTGTTGCTCTTGCATCTGGACCACTTGCAGCATCTACTTTGGGAGCATACGTATACGTTTTAAAGTTTAATAAGCCTCTCTCTCCTGTAGGAACTCTAACTTCTCCAGGTGAAAAAATCATTTTTCCACCTTTTAATATAAATCTGCCAGCTAACTCTCCACCAAAACCTAATGCAGCTTCTACTCCAGCATCTTTAGTAATTTCTCCTAACGTTTGATCTTGTAAACCTAACCCTGTTTCAAATCCTTCTTCTAAAAATTTAGCAGTACCTGTTGCTCCAGCACTCCCGAAGGCTGCTGCCATAGGTCCATAGTTTCGCATCGCAATACTTGCTGCTATTGCTGCTATTATTTCTGGAGAAGAACCAGCTAAATCTGATATATCTTCTCTTTCAAAACCATCAGGATTGTCAATAATCAATGGTTTATCTCCTGGAGGTGCACCTGCTATTTCTCTGTATTCTGGCATAATGGCGTATCTACCATATTTATCCATTACCCATCCTTCACCTTTACCAGCTCCTAAAAAATTAGTCATAAACGCTTCTTTTTCTGCACCTGTGTCCATAAAACTCATTTTTCTTCTAAACTTTGCATTAGGTAACCCTGTGTATTCGAAACGATCGTCTCGCATGCCTTTCATAATATCAGCAACTGTGTCTTCCATAGGGAAACTACCTGTGCTAGTTAATACAGGAACTTTGGAGTCCATGCCTCCACCTGGCATAAAAGTTTGTTGTGTTCCAGTCCTACCGATTATTTGTTCTCTAGGAACATTAGTGAGTCGAGCTTCCATATCTATTAGTTCATTTTCATCTAACTGTTCTAAAAAATTTTTCTGACTTCCTGCATCCAACATCATATAGTTATTGAATATCTCGTCAGTTATGTTTGATACGTATTCAGCCATTATGGTTTAGATAACTTTAATAGTTCTTCTACTCTAGATTTATTGTCAAGAGATCTCTCTTCTATAGACATAGTTTCTATAGGTCTATAATTGCCTTCAAGTTGATTCATAAGAACAGTGTCTGTTCTGTCTATTATCTCCATAACTTCTTCTAAACGTAAAAGAGCTTCTGCTTGAGTTTTATAATTGTCACCTTTTATAAATTCTCTAACCATTCTTCTGTCTTGTTCGGTAAATCTGTCTTCTTTTATGATTCCTTCTATTAAATCTATTTCAGCAACATTTAACAATATTTTACTTAAAGTATACTCTGCTGGGATGGAAAACCCTGTAACATCTGAAAGTATTCTTGCTACGTCTGTTCCTAAAAGTTCTCCTTTAACACCGACTACATTCTCAGGAGCATTTTTTAAAATATTTCCAACTATCTCCATTTTGTTTCGTAAAGACTTATTAGCTAAATACGATGTAGCAAGTTCTTTAGGTGCTGTAGGAAGTAGATTAACAGGTATTTTAGCTAGTTCTGCGACATTTGGGTCATTAAGATCTAGTCCTATACGTTCAGCATATTCTTTAGGAGTGACATTAACAAAGGGTTGTCTTTGTTTTAACGTGTCTAATGCTCCTGTTTTAGTTATCTGAGTGTCTGTTGTAGCTTTGTATAAACCAGCATAGATGTTTAATTGGTCGAGTTTAGTGTCTAAATCAGCAGTTTTTAATTTCTCTATATAATCAGTTTTAATCATATTAGTGATGTTGTTCATCATTATACCGTCACTGCTGTCTCCAAACACAGCATCACCACCGACAAAACCATTGTCTGTTTTCGGGACTAATAGATTAAAATTGTAATCAGATTGTTTAAATTCTTCCACACTAGCAGGAGTGTACTCTTCTAACAATCCTGTTAATTCTGATAAATCTTGATCTTTTGATCCAGCTTTTCTTACTAAAACACTAGAGTCTTGTCTACCACCTTTTTCATACTCAGCCACACTGGCAGGAGTGAAGAGTTTTAGATACTCGATTATTTTAGTATCTTTATCATCTTTTTCTGATAATCTGACTAAATCATTATAATCGCCTGATTGTTGATATTTACCTACAGAAGCAGCAGTGAAGTTATCTAATAGATTTTCTTTACTTTCTTGTTCATCTACTAACACTAAATCACCTATTTTACCAGAGTTTTGGAATGTTTTTAACGAAGCAGGTGTTACTTTACCTACTAAACTTAACAAGTCATTAGTTTTTATTTCACGAGACTGATATAGCTCGAGTGCTTTTTCTTTAATTTCTTTTTCTAATTGAGCTTTAGCTGTAGCATCTGCATTACGTTTATTGAACATATATGTAGCAGTTTTACCTTTAGCTTGTAAATACGCTTGTCTCCAATCTCCAGGCTCATTCATCATAAAGGTTCCAAACACAGCAGCAGGTAATGCCCACTCAGGAATGTTTTCTTTATTATCTCCATCTGTGTACATAGAACGTACAAACTCTTCTACTGCTGGTAGACCACCTGCATCAATAATATCTGATAAATTACGGTATGCATCTTCTTTTTCTTCAATTAAACCAGGAGCATTGTCTAATGCTAATGCACCAACAGCACGTATACCGTCTTCTACGTCTCCTGCTTGAGCATTATTTATTACAGCTTCAGTTTCGTCTATTATTGATGTTCTAACATCAGGAGGTATTGGAGGCATTTGTTCTGACAGATCAAGGATATTTGTCAAATCTAAGTTTAAACTTGGTAGTTCACCAGCTTCTGCATACTCTATAGGTGCAAACTGAGGAGTTGTCATTTCAGGTGGCGTGGATGGCATTCCTGGTCTTGTCACACCACTAAGACTATCATACTGTGCCATAGCATCTCTTAACATTTTTGGATCAGTGTCCAACCTGAGGTTAAAAGGGTCAATTATGTTTCCATCTCTATCTACTGCCATATTTTTCCTATGCGTTCATAAATGTTTGTCCTAATGCGTTAGTAAAACCACCTAACGCAGAACTGTTATAAGATATCCCAGGAGTTCCAGTGGTCTGTGTGACACTTCCTCCACCTAATGGACCAATACCTTGAGCAATACCTGAATATTGTCCTAATAAATTAGCAGGTAAATTATATTGTCCTACAAAGTTTTGATAAGCAAGATCATTTGCTGCTTGATTCATAGCACGGTTTGCACCACCTACAGAACCAAGTAGACTTATGTCTCCTCTTTGTAGTTGACCTAAATTATTGCCCATCGCACCGAACTGATTAGCTGTGCCCTGCATCAACCCTGCACCCTGTAAACCTAATGCACCTAAATTAGATCCTAAATTACCTAATGTGGCACCACCTATTTGTCCTAACCCAGCTATACCACTTGCTAAATTTTGTCCTAAATTAACTCTTTGATTAGTTAGACCAGCCTGTACACCACCTAAATTAGCTAAAGCATTACCACCTGCTTGACCAAAATTAGATAATTGATTAGCTAAATTTTGTCCTGCTGTAGCTTGTTGACCTGCTAAACTTCCTAACCCACCTGCTATATTACCTAATTGACCTGCAGCTGCAGCTTGTCTTCTCTGTTGATTTTCAAAGTTTTGTGCAGCTTGTTGTTGTGCTTGTTGGAATCCACCTGCACGAATACGACCTATAGTGTCTAGTTCTGCTTCTCTTTGTGCTTCTGCTAACTCACCTGCTTGTAGTCTAGATCTAGATCCTCCGAATGCACCACTTCCTATTTCTCTAGCTCTTCTAGTTTGATCAGCTACAGAACCTTGTTCTCGTATATCACTTAATGTTCGTTGTACAACTTGGTCTTCAAAAGGATTCATATAAGCAGATGTACTGCTTGGATCAAACTGTTGTGTTGCACCTAACGAAGTTCTAGCTGCATCTTGCAAAGTACCTCTTGCTGTTAAATTAGAGCCACCTAACTGACTACCTAGTAGACCATATGCACCTCTAGCTGCTGAAGTTGCGTCACCTAACCCTGCAAGAGACATACCTGTGCCTCGTCTATATAAATCTTCAGCTTGTCTAAAACCTCTGTCTTGGAGTCCTTCTAAACCTCTGTATCTTTGTCCTGCTTCATCTAAACCAGCTAATGTTCTATCAGCACCCTCCATCTGTAGTTGAGTTGCTTGATCTAACCCACCTATGCCTCTATCTAAACCACCTTGCAAAAGGTCTTGTTGTCTGTTTAAATAAGGCATATAACTACCTATTGCTTGATCAGCAAGCTCAAAACTAGCAGTTTCTCTTGGATCAAACCCAGCTATACGTTCTCCTTGATACGTAAATGGTGTTGCTCCAGGTTGTCCAAGTGTACTGAACTGATTAAACATAGACTGATTTAATAAAGGGAATAGTCCAGGAACTCCTGATCCTGCACCTTGACCTGCTAAGAAATCCTGCATGTACTGAGGAGGAAGCGATTGTGATGTTGTAGTTTGTTGTTCTGCCATTATGCCATACTCTCAAATTTATTCATTAGTGCATACATAGTGTCTGCACCTTTATCTATATCTCCATTACCAGCACCACGCACTGCGTCTGCTGTCATTACAAACTCATTGTTAGATAACTTAGCGTTAATCATATCGTCTTTTTCTCCTCCTGGACCACTGACTTTTCCTCCACCCTCATGTATTCCACCCATGTAAAACATAGGTCTAGTCATTGCTAGATCACCACCTAAACCACCTGATCTTGCGTACACAGGTGGTTCAAACTCAGGGAAAGGAGAAACTAAACTAGCTAAAGCAGGTGCATTTATTCCTTCTGCTTTTTTAAATCTATCAGATAGACCATCTAATAAAGTACTGCCTTTTGTTATATTGTTCATTGCAGAAGCATACGCTGGGGAACTAGGATCTTCATTTATACTTGTTGTTGTTGTCGTGTTTGTTGGACCAGCAGATCCAGGTAAACTGCCTATTCCAGATCCAGCTATGTCTCCTGATGTTGGAATGTTCCCTCCAGAAGTTAATGGTCTAGTTAGATACGGACTGTCTACTCTTACATTAGAACTGCCGTCTTGACCCTCTGGTATACCCATAACTTGTTCAAAACCTGTCTGTAATGCAAATTTCTGTAATGGATTTAAACTTGAGTATGATGCTGATGCACTTTGTAGTAAACCTGGACCAAAAGTTCCTGGAGCTACACTGCCTAAATTACTGAGTATTCTAGGATCAGTTATACCTACATTCATTGCTGCTTCAAATGCAGAGCTTCCTGTTCTAGCCATTTCTGTTGACACTAATCTAGCTTGTTCAGCATTAAGTCCTGCACTACTAAGAGAAGCAGTGTTACCCAAACCTAAACTTCTTGCAGCACCTGAACCTACATTTTGGAAAAATCCAGTTAAACCTGTTTGTCCAGCTGCCATAGGTGTCCAGTTAGTAGGATTAAAAAATGCTCCTACACCACTACCAAAACCTCCACCTGCTGCTCTTGCTGCTTGTGCTGCATCGAATGCACCACCTGCTCCTGCACCTTGTAGTCCTGCGTATCCTCCAAAACCAATAGCCATGTTTCTTAATATGTTTTCACTTGGTTGTGCTGAAGTTTTAGTACCTATCCCAGCTCCGATAGCAGCACCTGGAGCACCACCTATCATTCCTCCAATAACAGCACCGATTACTGGACCAGCTTTTTTTACTGTTTTTCTAACACTTTTCCATGTTTTCTTTAACCAACCAGCTTCATATAATCCTGTTTCTGGGTTTACAGACATAATACCAGAGCCTACAACGTATTGCTCCATAGGAATATCTTCGTTTTCAAAAGCTAAACGTAAATCTTTCTTTAAGTTTGGATTTTTTGCCAACAGTTCCTCAGGAACTATAGTCTCTCCTGTGGTCGTGTGTGTAAGCTGAGTGTCCCCATTCCTACCTTTTGATGCTAGAAACTCTGCTGCTCCTAGTATTCCTTGTCTTGGACTCGATGTACTCGAAACTCCAGGCATATTATTCTCCGATATATGTTATTATATTCGCAGGTTATTGCTTTACCTGTAAAGCTGCAGCTTCTGGACTGATACTGTAATCATACTTAATATTTCGGGAATAATAAATGATATAATTAATTTTTATAAAGTCCTTTACTTTTATAAATAACTATAGTATGATTGTGAAGTATTAATAAGAAAGGAGAATATTTATGAGAGATAACCAGAAACGTAAAGTCTATAACTGGGAAGACAATCTTATACCTACCACTAATGATCTATCTAAACAAGAATGTGTACACATTGTTGATCAGTTAAATAAGATTTATAAATGTAACGGCAGAATAAAGTTTGTTAATAGACACCAACATGCTCATGGTCACAGTAATGGTTTAATAACTATACCAACTGGATGGGCAATGTGTTGGAAAATATTAATCCACGAATATGCTCATGTTTTAACTTTTCAGAAATATGGTTGGCGTGGGATAGAAGCACATGGTAAAGAGTTTGTCACCACATACTGCATATTACTTAAAAATTTCCACCCAAACAAACCTACGTATAGTAAACTAGCAAAATCTCTAAATGAACGTAACATAGATTTTGTAAGTTTTGATAACGATCTAGAGAAAAAAGCTAGAAGACGTAAAGTATCTTTAGATAATTTTAAAGAAAATAAATCATTCGATGAACTAACTACAACTAGAGTTTCTGTCACACCTGATGGTTTGAAACGCTATTACCTTAGAAAAACTAGAATAGATAAAATATGTTTTGTTATACAAGCTATAAAACAATCTGAATATGCAACTACGTTGCCTTTAGAAAAAGTTTTGTATGTGTTTAAACGTGGGTTTATACCTTTTTGGGAGGGTAAGTGCAGAAACGCTTCTTTAACTGAAGAATTAAATAACGAAGTTAAACCGTTACTACGTACTATGCCTAAAGTGACTTTAGCAGATCTTAAGTATATCGACAAACATAAACGAGGAATAAAACTAATTACGCCCAAACTTTAGTTTTCTTACCACCTTGATACTCTACTGCGTGTCCTTCTTCTATGAGTAGGGCACATATGTCTTTACCCTCTATCGTATGCGGAATACCTAGTATCCTACCATATTTGCCTTTACCTAATGACTTGACCTGTAGTTTCTCACCACATAGCTCTTTTAATCTTTCTTTAGCTTTTAACCCTAATGCTTTTTCAGCTAGATTACGAGTTCTGCTTTCTGGTGTATCTATACCAGCTAACCTAACTCTTTGTTTGACTAACGTCACGTTAAAACCTAAATCGATATCGACGTCTATAGTGTCTCCATCTATGACTTTAACTAACGTGCAATTATAATAAAAAGGTTCCATATTTCCTCATATAAGTATAGTTGTGTCACCGTCTATCGTGACAGTTAGTTTACCAACACTTGTGTCAGCTTGAAAACCTTGGGGAGATTTAGGTGTACCTATATCTAACCAAGTATTACCTGTATACACCTGTAAAACTTCTATTGTTGTGTTCCATATAATTGTTCCTGGATCAAAATATAGTTTATCTCTCTCAGGTGTGTTTATTTGTCTTGTGTTGTCAGGATTAAACGAGCCTAAGTTTAATTCTAATACTCTTACTAACCTGTTATATGTATCTGCTGTGACTTCATCATTAGCAATAGGCAATCTTGTGCTTAATAATCTACTCATCGTCTTCCGTCGTTTCTAATGTTTAATCTTGTAGCACCTACTCTCCATCCTACATCGTCATTACCTGTAGCACTTGCGTCATCGTCAGACTCAAACCTAATTACTGCTTGTCTGCCTCTTGCTCTTACGTCTGCTTTTTTAGTTGTACTACCAAAAGCAGATGTGCTTGATGTAGATAAACTGTCTCCTGGATAATCTCTGACTTTTAAAACAAGATTTATTTGACCAGCTTCACTATTGTTTAAAAATCTTACATCAGGAATAATGTCTGTAATAAAAGCAAACTGTTCACCATCGCCGATGTCGAAATCACTACTTTCTATAAACACGTTAGTCATAGGACTACCATCATCATTATACCCAAACTCATGTTGATATAAATAGTTATTAGCAGTTGCTCTTGGATAATTAACGATGCCTTGATCAAGCCATGCTGTTCTACTTAATTGACCATATGTCCAAACATTGTCTACATAATCATACATTACATATCTGTCTATTTCACTAGAACTATTAGAGCAATAATACCAGCCTACTTCGTCAAATTTATTATTACTAAAACCGAAAACTTTATAAATTTGTGATTCGTTAAAATCGTTAAATACATAGTTTAACACATTACAAGGTACTTTTTTGACACTTCCATTATATACATAAAAATTTTCTTGTCCCATCCAAAATACACCAACAGGACTATCTATTGCTGCTTTTGGACCAGCTAAACCAGAAGAATTGTTTATTAAATTAACACCGAATGTGTATGGTGGTCCAATAAATTGCATACTATACAGAGCTGTGTCTGTCCAGATTAATGTTTCTTGTCTAGTGTTTATACCACCAACGATTAAACTTCCTTGGTCTAACCTTAAATCCCCAGCTGTGTTGGTTGTTAAAGGTTCAAAATCTAATGCATTTTCTTGATCACTAAACGCCACTAACATAGGATCTATAGTACCAGACCTAGAACTTCCTACTATAGGATCAGCACCTAGAACTATAACATGCCTATCTGTTTCTGATACTAAAACTTGTAAACCAACTGTTGGAACTAAATTTGCTCCAGTTTTATTAGCTAGTTCTAACGCTCTTGTTTGAGTGCCTGCAGCATGCTCTGACGCATCCCAATAATAAATACCACCAGCTCTTGGGTTTATAATTAAATCCTCTCCAAAATTATCATGTGACCACAACCTTAACTGGTTTGTAACATCTAAAGCATTACTGCTTCCCCATCCACTTGCTCCCCATGTGTTTACTCCCCAACCTGTAGAACTTACATAAACATCTAAACCCACGTTTATTTGGTACTTACCTATTACAGTTCCTTGACCATTACCTGAATCACTAGCGTTAGCAGTCACAGTTGCTCCTGAAGTGTTTTTAGCTGTTATAGTGTACACATTAGAGTTAGTCACTGATTGTATTTCGTACTCTTGATTTAGTACTGCAGCAGTTATGTTTCCTCCAAGTGAAACGCATCCACTAAATGTGACAAAATCACCTATTACTGCACCATGTGCTGAGTCTGTAACAGTTAAAGTAGAACTGCCATTAGTGGCTGAAAAAGATATTTCATTGCTTCCAGTAGTTGAACGCAAAGGAGTTATATCTGTGTACGTTATACCACCCTCTTCTACGTAATATTTATTAGTTGTTCCTAGTCCTAAGTATTTTGCTCCTGGAAGAGAAACCCAAGAGAATAATGCTCTGCACGTTCCTAAAAAAGTGTTCTCATTATCTTTACGCCATCCACCTATTTTTTGTGGTCTACCTTTGTTAAATCTAACTAAATTTACGTCAAACCATCCTCCCTCTGTGTCATATGAGGTTCCTTCTCTGTCTATTCCAGGTCTTAGTACAAATTTACTTAACGGCATATTAAACTTCGTGCCACTCCTTGCCCTCAAATAGTAGAGCTTCTGCTTCTCTTCTTCTGATTAAACCATCTAAAACTTTACCACCTGCTTTGTTCCAACGTTTTATTTGTGCAGGAACTTGATCATACTCTCCCTCATTTAAAACTTTTAAAAGTGTAGATTGTTTTAAATTGGATGGACCAAGATTAAATGTCCAAGAGACTAAAGCATCGAATTGGTTTTGTTGTAACGGTACATTAACTTCTTCCTTAACTGCTTCCTCAAACCTTTGTACATCTTCTAACAATAGTTCTTCTGCTGTGTCTTTAGATATAGTCATGCCCTCAACCACATTTTCTGTTGAACCGTACCCTATTGTCCAGACTCCTGCTGCACATTTATAACTGTGCAATTCACATCCTTCGAATGTTTTTATAAGTGACAATCCTTCTTGGGATATTTTCATATTAATCTCCTTTTTCTGGGGTATGAGATGCTCCAAAATAGAACGAAATAATTGCACTTGCTAATCCTCCTAAATAACCTAACACTAAATTTATAAGTGCTTCGCTGTTTTGTTCTGGTGGTTGTAAAGTCACTAGAAAAATATAACCTAAAAACCCAGCTATAGTAAATAATCCTATGATACGAGCAGTCCAGTCTTTGCTGAACATGCCTCTCGCGTGTTGTTTGTCTGCTGTTTCTAACTTAAAAACATCGACATCGAGTTCCTTCATTTGCACTTCAAACTCTTGTTCAGCTTTTTTAAGTTCTAACATTTGCTCTGGTGTAGCACTTTGTAGAGCTTGTTGTATAGATTTTTGATTGTTAGATACGCCTAAAACTTCAGCTATTTTACCCATAGCCATATTACCTAGTGGTCCACCCATTGCTGAACCTAGTGTTGGTGCTACAGCTCCAACTATGTTTTTTAATA